GGCCGCAACGTGCGTCCTGACGATTCAAGGCGACTTTCTGCATAGCGATGGGCTTTTGCCCCTTACGCCCGCGCACAAGAACGTCCTGGACACCGATGGGCGGTTTTCAAAGATCGTCGCCGCAGCAATTCGCGTGCTTCGCCGTCTGATCAGTCACGCGCTGGCAAAGCACCAGACAGTGCATCTGATCATTTGCGAGGGTAATCACGATGAGTCAGGTTCGCTCTGGCTTCGCCACATGTTCGCCGCGCTGCATGAAAACGAACCCCGCCTGACGGTGAACGATTCGGAACTTCCGTTCTACGTCCACCAGCACGGCGAAGTGATGCTGGCGTTCCACCACGGTCACAAAGTGACCAACGAACAATTGCCCATGCTGTTCGCGGCCCAGTTCCCGAAAGTGTGGGGAAACACCGTCAAGCGATACGCACATTGCGGCCACCGTCATCATGTGGACGAGAAAGAGTACGCTGGCATGACGGTCACGCAGCACCCGACGCTCGCCGCTCGAGATGCACATTCGGCGCGCGGTGGGTGGATCTCGGAGCGTGCCGCGGCATTGGTGACTTACCACGAACGATATGGGCAAGTCGCGCGGACGATTGTATGTCCGGAGATGTTTGAGGCGGCTGCGTGACAGGCGCCGACGCAACTGAATGCGCCAGCACCTCCGCCAGTTACGGATGCAGTTTCTTCGCGGCCTCAATGGCGAGTTGCTCGAACTGATCGAACGTCATTTGCTCGAGGTTGTGATGCGCCTCGAGGTGCAAGGTGACATTGATGAAGTCGCCCTTGCCATTTGCCAAGCCGCACATTGCTGACTTAGCAACCCGGTTCTGGTCGCGATTGATTTGGATATTCCCCAGTTTCATGCTCATCGTCGGTTCCTCTTGTGGTGTCGCACAGCGGAGTGCTGGCGCGCATCAAAGGTAAGGTCTGACAAAAGAAGATTCAATACCAGGGTAAACCAAGAACTATGGCGCAGGAAAAGAAAGCCGCGCCGGACTGGGAGCGCATCGAAGCCGACTACCGGGCCGGCATCCTGTCTCTCAGGGAGATTGCTGCGGCAAACCCTGGAGCCAACCACGTTGCCATCGCCCGCAAGGCCAAAGCATCCGGATGGACGCGTGACCTGTCCGCGAAGATCAAGGCCAAGGCCGATGAGCTTGTAACAAAGCGCACTGTAACAGCCGATGTAACAGCGAAAAGCCCTGTTTCAGAGCGCGAGATCATCGACTCCGGCGCAGAAGCAATCGCCCGAATCCGACTTGCTCACCGGACAGACATCAGCCGTTCGCGCGCGCTGGCGATGGCGCTGCTAGAGGAGTTAGAGATCGAAACCGCCAACCTTGATCTGTTCCGCGAGCTCGGTGAGATCTTGCGCTCAGACGATGACAAGGGCCAGGACCGGCGCAACGATCTGTACAACAAGGTCATCTCGAGCGCGGGCCGCATCGACGGCATGAAGAAGCTCTCGGATACGCTCAAGACGCTGATCGGACTCGAGCGCGAGGCGTACAGCATTGGCAGTGAGGCGGCTGGCGGCGACAGCAATCCCAAGCAGTTCGCTGCATCCGACCCAATTGAAGCAGCGAAGCAATACGCGCGGCTGATGAATCCATGACATGCCAATCCCGTTTCCGTTTGACTTCCGCAACCCTGACTACGTGCAGGTGTTCGAGTGGCGGGCGGAGCGGCTACGGCGCATTCGCGCGGAGCCGCAACTGGTTCCCGCGCTGAAGACGTACTACCGGGACAATCCGGCGCAATTCATCATTGACTGGGGTATGACGTTTGACCCTCGCAATGTCGAGCGAGGACTGCCTGCCCAGATCCCTTTCCTGCTATTCCCGAAGCAAGAAGAGTGGATCGTCTGGTTCCTCGAGCGCTGGAAGGCACAGGAGCCCGGTATCACAGAAAAGACGCGCGACATGGGGATGTCGTGGCTCACGGTGGCGCTAGCCGACACTGTTTGCCTGTTCAGCCCCGGCGTCGTGGTTGGATTCGGCTCCCGCAAAGAAGAGTACGTCGACAAGATCGGATCTCCAAAGTCGCTGTTTTGGAAGGCGCGGCAATTCATGTCGTTGCTGCCGGCCGAGTTTCGAGGATCGTGGAGCGTTTCTTCCCATGCTCCGCACATGCGCATCATCTTCCCTGACAGTGGCTCGGTCATTACAGGCGAATCAGGGGATGGCATTGGCCGCGGGGATCGGGCAAGTTTCTATATTGTCGACGAATCGGCGTTCCTTGAGCGTCCGCAACTGGTTGACGCCTCACTGTCGGCGACAACAAATTGTCGACAGGACATCTCCACACCGAACGGGATGGGGAATTCGTTTGCACAGCGCCGGCACAGTGGGAAGATAAAGGTTTTCACGTTCCATTGGCGCGATGACCCACGCAAAGATGACGCCTGGTATGCGAAACAGCGAGAAGTCCTGGACGCCGTAACGGTCGCCCAGGAAATCGATATCAACTATGCTGCCTCGACCGAAGGAGTGTTGATCCCCTCCGAGTGGGTGCAAGCGGCAATTGGCGCTCACCAAAAGCTCGGCATTGAGCCGACCGGAAGTCGTCGCGGCGCACTCGATGTGGCCGATGAAGGCAAGGACAAGAATGCCTTTGCGGGACGGCACGGATTTCTGCTTGATTGCATCAAGTCATGGTCTGGAAAAGGTAGCGACATTTTCTCGACGGTCGAGCGAGCCATTTCAATATGCGACGAGCGCGGGTACGAAGCGTTCGATTACGACGCTGACGGCCTAGGTGCTGGCGTGCGTGGCGATGCCCGCGTAATCAATGAGCAGCGCGCTCTAGCCGGCAAGTACCCGGTTAGAGACGAGCCATTTCGCGGCTCCGGCGCCGTCCATGACCCAGAAGGCGAGATGGTCAAAGAGCGCAAGAACAAGGATTTCTTCGCTAACGCCAAGGCTCAAGCATGGTGGGCGTTGAGGATCAGATTCCAGACGACCTATCGCGCTGTGGTTGAGGGCATGGCATTCGATCCAGACGACCTCATATCGATCGACCCCGAGCTCGAGGAACTGGTCCCGTTGACGATGGAGTTGTCGCAGCCGACTTACACGATCAATACGGTCGGCAAGGTAGTCGTCGACAAGGCACCGGAAGGAACAATGTCGCCCAACCTGGCCGACGCCGTGATGATCTGCTATCAGCCGGCCGGTAGAGAACTAGACGTTTGGATCAAGTTAGCAGGCTAAATCTTCCAAAGGCTCGCGAGCCACAAGAAAGGATTCACTCAAGCATGTCCAAGTCACGTCGAAATCAGAAGGTTGGCGTGACGCAACCGGTCCGCACGAACGACAGCTTCACCAACTTCGCCGCGAACGTAGGCTGGGGCACGAATAACCAGTCGTCTGCATCTCAGTACACGCTGTCGTATCAGAGCCGCAACCGGATCAACCTGGAGGCGGCTTATCGCGGCTCATGGATCGTTCGCGCAGCCGTTGATGCATTGCCCGAAGACATGACGCGAGCGGGCGTTGAGTTTTCCGGGATCGATCCGGAGGACATCACCAGGTTCGATCAGGACTTGATGCGCATGGCTGTTTGGGATGCGCTGTGCGACACTGGCAAGTGGGCGAACCTGTACGGCGGTTGTATCGCTGTCATGCTGATCGATGGACAAGATCTATCGACGCCGCTGCGGCCCGAAACTGTCGGCAAGGATCAGTTCAAAGGACTGCTCGTCCTGGATCGTTGGATGATCAGCCCGCCGATCGGCGACGTAGTGACCGAATACGGGCCCGATATGGGTCGCCCGGTCTACTACGATGTAATTGCGGACTATGCGGCGATCCCCAAGGCACATATCCACTACACCCGGGCGATCCGTCTGGATGGCATGGATCTGCCGTTCTATCAGCGTGTCACTGAGAACGGCTGGGGTCTGTCGGTGCTCGAGCCGATGTGGGACCGTCTGATTGCATTCGACAGCGCATCTGTTGGTGCAGGCCAGCTGATCTACAAAGCGCACCTCCGCACGATGACGGTCGACAAACTGCGAGACATCATCGCAATGGGTGGACCAGCCTTAGCAGCACTTCATAAGCAGATGGAGTTCATCCGGCAAGGGCAAACAAACGAAGGCATCACGGTAGTAGACGGGAAAGACAAGTTTGAAGCTCATCAGTACTCGTTCGCCGGCTTGTCAGACATGCTGCTTCAATTCGCGCAGCAACTGTGCGGCGCACTCGGAATGCCATTCACCCGGCTGTTCGGTCAGTCGCCTACCGGTCTCGGAGCGACGGGTGAAGGGGAAATGAAGCAGTGGCATGAGAAGGTCAAGCAGAATCAGGAGCGCAAGCTCAGAAACCCTCTGCAGCGCCTATTCGCTGTCATGTCAATGTCGTCGCTTGGCAAGCCGCTGCCCGACGACTTCGGCTTCGAGTTCCGGAACCTTCAAGAAATGTCTGAGAAGGAAAAATCGGAGATTGCAAAGTCGACTGTTGAGGCAGTCACTGCCGCGGTCGACGCTAACCTCATCAAGATCAGTGACGGCATGAAGGAGTTGAAAGCATCGGCTCCGAATACCGGCATGTTCGGCGGCATCACGGACGAAGCAATCGCCGAGGCCGAAGAACAGGAAAAGAACGCCCCGCCACCCGGCGAGATGGACTTGCCTGATATGTCGTCTCTGACTGGCGATTCCGGCTCTGCCGTTTCGTGGCTCAAACGCTTTCGCAAGAAGAAATGATCCTAACCCTTGACCGCAAGCGCGAACGCAACCCGGTCAGGACGCGAGGCGCTGAGTTGCGCTACGGCTCGCAACTGCGCAAGGTCGCGCAGCAGGTAGGCGCGATCATCCAACCGTTCACACCGGGCGACATGAGCCAGGTGCCGACGATTGAGCAGTTGCTTGGCGCCTACGCCGACATGCTGAAGGGCTGGGCGACGCAGACCGCCAGCAACATGTTGATGGACGTCGCGCTACGTGACGAGCAGACATGGAAGGTGCTGGCTAAAGACCTGTCGCGCGGGCTTCGTGAAGAGATCCGCAACGCGCCGACTGGCGTAGTGATGCGGGCGCTGCTGGCAGAACAGGTGGACCTGATTCAGAGTCTGCCGCGCGAGGCCGCGCAGCGGGTGCACCGGTTGACGCTGGCTGGCATCGAAGACTCAGCCCGCGCCAGCGAGATCGCCAAAGAGATTATGCGGTCCGGCGAAGTGACAGCAAGTCGGGCGCAGTTGATTGCTGTGACCGAAGTAAGCCGCACCGCGGCGACGCTTACCGAAGCGCGCGCGCGCTCAATCGATTCCCCGGGCTATTGGTGGACGACGAGTCACGACAGCGACGTCAGATCTGACCATCGTGAACTGGACGGAAAGTTCTTCGCATGGAATGACCCTCCTGTGGCAGATAAACGAACCGGTGCCAGGGCGCACCCGGGTTGTATTTACCGGTGTCGCTGTTGGGCCAAGGTTGCCATCCCAGATTAACCCGCCTCGTCAGTTTTCTTTTATCCATACCTATGTCCCATGCGTGCGACTGCAAAGCGTGCGTGAGCAAGCGCTCGCCTACGAAAGACTCGATCACGGCCAGCGGATTCTTCTCTGAAGAGCAGCTTGGGCCGCATCAGTCCTTCACTCCGGAAGGCTATCTGCTCTGCGAGGCCGTGCCAATTGCGCGTACCGGCACCCAGGACTATGCCGGCATAGAACTCCCCGACATTGAAGACAAGGACGGCGTGATTGTTGTCGAGCGAGACGAAGATGCGGTGTTCGCTCCGGAAACGATCGCCAGCTTTCTCGGCAAGCCGGTGACGCTCAACCATCCGGACGAGCCTGTGACGCCAGATAACTGGGCCTACCTGTCAAAAGGCGCTGCGCACAACATCCGTCGTGGACAAGGCGGCCAAAGCCACCTGTTGATTGCTGATCTGCTGATCACCGACAAAGGCGCCATCAACGAAATTCGTAACAACGGTCTGAAGGAAATCTCCTGCGGATACGACGCGGAATACCAGCAAATCGCGCCTGGGCGGGCGCGGCAGGCATCAATCGTGGGAAACCATGTGGCGCTTGTGAAGAACGCCCGCTGTGGCCCTGTCTGTAGTGTCCAGGACAGTTCGAAAGTACTTTTGGGAGATGAACCCATGGCTGTAAAGAAAGGCGCTACGTCCTTTTCGGACAAGATGCGCAAGCTGTTTATGGCGCGTGACTCGGAAGGTTTTGAGAAAGCGCTTGAAGAGGTGAACGACGAGGACGGCGCCGGGGGCAACATGCCCGCGATCCACATCCACATGCCAACCAAGGATTCCGAATCCGAGGAAAGCAAGAAGGATGAGGATAAGGAGGAAACGAAAGACGAAGGCCCGGACCTGGCTGCAGTGCTGACCAAGTTCGATGAACGCCTCACTTCTCTTGAGGGCTCCGTCAAGGCTCTCACCAAAGACTCGGCTGAAGAAGAAAAGAAGGACGAGAAAAAGGAAGAGACCAAGGACGAAGGCGAGGAAGTCGATGATCCGGGCATGACCGAGGATGAAGACGAGTCCGAGGGCAAGAAGGAAGACGAGAAGAAGTCGACCAACGATTCGGCCTCGTTCCGCGACGAATTCCAAGACGCGAAGGCCCGGGCCGAGATACTCGCGCCCGGCGTGAAGCTGCCGATGTTCGATTCGAAGGCTGAAGGCAAGAAGACCGCAGACGCAATCTGCGTGCTGCGACGCCGCGCCCTTCGTGCCGCACTGACCAACGACAACGCCGATCTGGTCCGCGCGATCACTGGCGATGCTGACGTGTCGAAGATGGACTGCGCAGCTGCAAAGATGGCTTTCCACGCCGCATCCGAGCTCGTCAAACAGAAGAACAAGACTGTCGCTCGCAAAACGACCGACGCAGCAGCCGAAGCAACAGATATCAACAAAATCCACGCCGATTTTTGGGCGAACCGTAAGTAAGGAGCCGACATGCCCTCGTTGCAAGCTTATCAATTCCGCATGCCGGCTGGTTTCGCCGGTGACCTTCAGCGCGCCGAAGTCGCGACGATCGAGACTCAGCTGATCGACTCGGCGACGCCGCCGACCGTGTTTGGCGTGGCCGTCAAGTACGTTTCGGGCAAGGTGCAGCCGATCAACAACTCGGCCGACACTGCCGCGCTTGTGCAAGGCGTGAATCTGCGTCCCTACCCGATCCAGGGCAACGGCACCGACCCGCTTGGCACGTCAACGCCGCCGACCTCAGGCGTCACCGACATCCTCAAGCGCGGCTATGTGATGGTCGCGCTGGGTGGCGTTGCCGCCGCAGCAAAGGGCGGTACGGTGTATGTGCGCGTCGCTACGCCGTCCGCTGGCAAGCCGCTGGGTGGCTTCGAAGCAGCTTCGGACACGACCAACACGGTTGCCATGCCGTCGAACTGGTACTTCACCGGTCCTGCGGATGCATACGGCATTACCGAAATCGCGGTCAACATCTAAATCCCCGGCGCCTAATCGCCTCTAAGACCCCGCTTCGGCGGGGTTTTGCATTTCTGGAGCAATAAATCAATGGACATGTCTGTTCAAAAATTCCTGAAGCGCCGGGAAATCGCTGAAGCGTCGCGCAAGTTCGCACGTCACTTCACGACCGATGGCATGATGACCTACGATCAGATGACGATCGACTCGACCGGTGCATTCCTGATCGGCCAGCTCGAACGTCTGGATCAAACGCTCAACGAGCCGCTGGTCGAATTCACCTGGTCGCGTGACGTCGCAATCCGCACCGACGTTTCGCCGGCTGACGAACTCGCTTCGTTCACGAACTCGGCATTCGCGATGGCTGGCGGCATGACGCCGGGCGGCATCAACTGGATTTCGAACGAAGGCAATGCGATTGCTGGCCCGTCGCTCGACATCGGCAAGACCGCTCAGGCAGTGCGCCTGTGGGGTGCTGAAGTCAAGTACACCGTGCCCGAACTGGTGAAGGCGCAAGCCCTCGGCCAGCCGGTCGACGCGCAGAAGGTCGAAGCCATGAACCTGAAGCGCAACATGGACCTGGACAATCTGGTCTATTTCGGCGATGCGACGATCGGCACGTCCGGTCTGGTCAACTCGACGTCGATCATCACACCGACGAACGTCCCGACCGGTGGATCGGGAACGCAATGGACGACGAAGACGCCCGCACAGATCCTAGCTGACGTCAACGAAGTTCTGACGACGACCTGGCAGAACGCTGGCTGGAAGGTCATGCCGAACCGTCTGCTGTTGCCTCCGGCGCAGTATGGCTACCTCGCTGCAACGATGGTCAACACCGCGGCGAACTACTCGATCCTGACGTACCTGCTCGAGAACAACATCTGCACAAAGTCGGGCACGAAGCTGGAAATCCTCCCGCTGAAGTGGCTAATCGGCGCGGGTGTGGGCGGCACGCCGGGCGTGCTGGGTACCGTGGACCGTATGGTCGCGTACAACAACGACAAGAAATACATCCAGTACCCGATGACGGAACTGCAGCGCACGCCGCTGGAGTATCGTTCGCTCTACCAGATCACGACCTATTGGGCGCGCTTTGGTCAGGTCGAATTCCGCTACGCAACCACGTTCGGTTATCGCGACGGCATCTAAGCGGCTGCCGGGAGCCGTTCCAATCGACGCCTCCCGGCGAATTCCCGGAGCATAATATGACCCGTATCGCCAATCAGGATTTCACCCTGACCCGCGACGACTACCGGCCACTGTATTTCAAGGCCGGCGAAGCTATTCCGGCAGAGTACGAATCGCACTGGTTCGTGCTGCATCACACAGACGAAGCGCCCGCTGTCGAAGTAGAACAGCGAAAACCCGGCCGACCCGCTAAATCATGACCGTCACTCCTGCCCGGCTACGTTCGGACTTTCCTGAGTTCTCGGACGCGACCACCTACCCAGATTCGTTGGTCCAGACGTGGCTGACGGTGGCTACATCGCTCGTCAATGCTGACCGATGGGTGGAGTTGACCAACATCGGTATCGAGCTGGTTACGGCGCACCATCTGGCGCTGTCGGTACGCGACCAGACTGCTGCAGCAGTTGGAGGCGTTCCCGGCACAATGACCGGACCGACCTCTGCGAAGGCTGTTGACAAGGTCAGCACGAGCTACGACACGGGCGCCGCCTCGCTGGACGGCGCGGGTTTCTGGGCGCTCACGTCATATGGTATTCGCTACCTTAGCCTAGCCCGCATGATGGGCGCCGGTGGGTTGCAGATAAACTGTTGAGGTTCGTATGGCCGTCAAGATCACGCGCGACAAAATGGCCGCGGTGATCAAGGCCGTCAGCGATCTCTCAAAGAAGGATGTTCTAGTCGGTATTCCAGACAGCGCGCCAGAGCGCAAGGAAGCCCCGATCAGCAATGCGCAGATCGGATATATCCTCGACAGGGGGTCGCCAGCGAAGAACATCCCTGCCCGGCCGTGGCTTGTCCCGGGTGTGCAAGATGCGCAGGCTCAATGTGCCGAGCGTCTTAAGAAAGGCGCCACCGCTGCGTTAAGCGGTAATCCATCCGGCGCAGATGCAGCGCTCACCGCCGCAGGCTTGACCGCAGAGATGTCAGTCAAAGCCAAAATCAATAGCAATATCCAACCGAAGCTCGCCGACTCAACACTCGAGGCGAGGCGCCGCCGCGGCGTGACGCGTGAAAACACTCTTGTGGATACCGCGCAACTACGCAATTCAGTCACGCACGTCATCAGAAACAAATAGCCATGCCCCCACTTTTAGATGTCTCCGAAATCCTGCTCGATCCGGATTTCGTGGATAGCCTCGTCTGTGCGCGGCAAACGCAGACCGTGGATGACAACGGCATTGCGACGGACAGCGCAATATCGATGCCCTTCTATGGCGTGGTGACCAACAATACGGGCGACCTGTTGATGCGCCTGGCAGAAGGCTCGCGCATTCAAGGCTCGATCACCGTGCATAGCCGCTTCCTGCTGCAGGCTGGCGACAATGGACAGGACGCTGACATAGTGACGTGGAACGGTCGCAGTTACACCGTGACGAATGTTGGAGACTGGTCCCGTTTCGGCATCGGCTTCACTGCGGCGAACTGCGAACTGATTCCGCTGTCGGGAGGATGACATGAACTATTCATCGACTGGCGGCTACATCCTGCCGCTGTCGAGTTCGCCTCCGCTTGAAGACGCTGCGCTTGACGCTGTATTCCAGCAACTTGTCGTAGGTCTGACCGGACTGCCAGGGAATATGGTTCGCCCGCGCTGGCAACCCACCGTTCCAAAACAGCCTGAACCGACTGAAAACTGGTGCGCGATTGGCCTGACCGAGGACGATCCCGACGATTATCCCGCGGTC